TTTGAAGGAAATGTAACGATTGATATAATAAGTGCTGCAAATGTTACAGGGCAATTATTAAGCACATCTTTAAATTCAGTAACTGTTACAGCAGAAGCAAATATTTCTTTAACAGGAGAACAATTAACAACAACATTAAATTCAGTAACTGCTATCATAGCTGTTAACGTTTCTCTAACAGGAGAAAATCTAACAATTGTTGAAGGAGAGGTTGACCCGGCCCCAGATGCTAATGTAACAGGACAACAACTAACAACAGTATTAAATTCAGTTACTCCTTTAGCTAATGCTAATGTAGATTTAACAGGTCAAACTTTAACAACAGTTTTAAATTCAGTTAATATTACAATTATTACTGATGTTCAATTAACAGGTCAAAGTCTAACAACAATTTTAGGAATAGCAGAGGGAGTTGTAAGTATAGTTCCAGTAGGTCAACAATTAACAACAGTATTAAATTCAGTTACTCCTTTAGCTGATGCTAATGTAGATTTAACAGGTCAAACTTTAACAACGGTTTTAAATTCAGTTAGTATTACAATTACTACTGATGTTCAATTAATAGGTGAAAGTCTAACAACAACATTAAACTCTGTTTCAACTAAATCAGACGTTTCTATAAATTTAACTGGATTTGGCTTGACAGGGGCAACCGGACAATTGTATGTAACGGCTTGGGCTCCAGTTGATCCTGGTCAATTAATAAATTATACAGGTGTAAATACTGGTCAATCTGTAAATTGGACAGAAGTGGCTGCATAATATAGAGGTTGTATTAATTGACAAAAACTGATAAATATTTTAATAAGAACAAAATAAGGAATTAATAATGGCAACAATCTATTCTTCAGATCTTAAGCTATCCATAATGGCAACTGGCGAAAACGCTGGTACATGGGGCCAAATTACAAATACAAATTTATATCTATTACAACAAGCAATTGGTGGATACGAAGCAATTTCTATTGCTGGGGGAGCTCAAACAACAGCTCTTACAATGTCTAATGGTGCAATTTCTAATGCAAGAAATGCAGTTATAAAATTAACAGGAACAATTACAGGTAATCAAGTAGTAACTATTCCAACAGCAATTGAAAAAACATACGTTGTAGCTAATGGCACAGTAGGTGCTTTTACCGTTGAATTTAAACAAGCAGGTGGGACAGGTGTAACTTTTGCAGCTGCAGATAAATCTACAAAAATACTATTTGCAGATGGAACAAATATTGTGGAAACAGGAAATACTACTCCAATTATTACTCAAATTAATGATACTAATGTTAATGAACAAATTAAATTTACAACAACTGCAAGTGCAGTAAACGAATTTACAATTACAAATGCTGCAACAGCTAATGCCCCTGAAATTTCAGCAACAGGAGGAGATACTAATATTGATCTTAAAATCACTCCAAAAGGTTCTGGTAAAATAAATTTAGATGGAATTAAATTTCCAAATGCAGATGGATCTTCTGGACAATTTTTAAAAACAGATGGATCAGGTAGTTTAAGTTTTGCAGACTCTGGTCTTGCATGGCAATCAGTTGTTACAACAAGTACTATAACTGTTGTAGCAGGTAGAGCATATTTTATAAATACAACTTCAAATGGTTGTACAGTAACTTTACCTTCAGGAACACCGACTGCAGGGGCTCAAGTTCAATTAGTAGATTATGCAGGAACTTTTGATACCAATGCATGTGTAATTAATCCAAATGGAAATAAAATAGAAGGTGGAACAGGTAATGTACAATTAGGTGGTGAAAGAGAAGGAGTAATTTTAACTTTTATAGATGCAACACAAGGTTGGCTTGCAACATCAGGAATTAATGAAGGAACAGATGCTTTATCACCAACACCATATTCAGTAAATTTTTTAGTTATAGGAGGTGGAGGTGGTGGTGGTGCTCAGTTTGGAGGAGGAGGTGGTGCTGGAGGTTTTAGAACATCAACACAAACAGTAAATGTTGGAACAGTAATTACAGTAACAGTTGGTGGAGGAGGAACAAGTAATAGTGGTACTTCACCAGGTACAAGTGGTAGTGATTCTTCAATTTCAGGTTCAGGATTATCAACAATTACTTCAGCAGGTGGTGGTTTTGGTGGAGGTGCCGCAACAGGTGCTGGAGGAAGTGGTGGTTCAGGAGGTGGAGGTGCTGGTCAAGGTGGAGCTGCTGGTTCAGGAAACACTCCAAGCACATCTCCAAGTCAAGGAAGTAATGGTGGTGCAGGAAGTTCAGATAATGGAGCTGGAGGAGGTGGAGCAGGTGAAGCTGGTAATACAGATGGTGCTTCTGCTGGTGGTGATGGTACAGCTTCTTCTATAACTGGTTCTTCAGTAACAAGAGCAGGAGGTGGTGCTGGAAGAACATCAGGTGGTGGAGGAGGTGTTGGTGGAGACGGTGGTGGTGCTTCTGCTGGTACAAGCGCAACAGCAAATACTGGAAGTGGTGGAAGTGGTCATATTGGTGGTCCAGTAGGTTCACCTGCTAGTGGTGTTGTTATATTAAGCATACCAACTGCAAGTTATTCAGGAACTTCTACAGGTTCGCCGACAGTTACAACATCTGGTAGTAACACAATTTTACAATTTAATGGTTCAGGGAGTTACACAGCATAATGGCATATTTTGCAAAAATAGGATTAAACAATAAAGTTATAGAAGTACTTTCAGTAGTTAATGAAGTTCTTCATGACTCTAATGGAGTTGAACAAGAAGCTATTGGTATAGATTTTTTAACTAAATTAACTGGTTGGGCTATTTGGAAACAAACATCTTACAATACTTATGGTGGAGTTCATAGATTAAATGGAACACCTTTAAGAAAAAACTTTGCAGGAATAGGTTATACTTATGATGAAGATAGAGATGCTTTCATTCCTAAAAAACCTTTTAACTCTTGGGTATTAAACGAATCTACTTGTAATTGGGAATCACCTGTTGCTAAACCACAAGATAATAATATGTACTCTTGGAATGAATTGACTTTATCTTGGGATTTGATAAATAGTTAGTATATTAAACACATAAAAAAAAGAAAGAATGTCAGAAGTAATTAAAAAACCTAAATTTGAAAATTCATCTTGGAATTTTGAATTAGACCAAGTTAATCTTTACGCATTTTGTAATAACGCATTTTCAAAAGAAGAATGTCAAATTATTATTAACATAGCAAAAAATAAAGGTTTAATTAAAGGAACTATTAGAGGAGATATAGAATATGTTAGAGATAGTAAAATATCTTGGTTATATCCTGTTGATGGTATGGATTGGGTATTTCGTAGGGTTACAGATATTACTTTAAATCTTAACGAAAGGTTTTTTAAATTTGATTTATTTGGATTAAATGAAGGATTTCAATTTACAAATTATGAAGCACCATCTGGAAAATATGGAAAGCACGTTGATAGAGGAATAAATATTCCAGTTAGAAAATTATCTATATCTATTCAACTTACAAATCCTGACGAATATAAAGGTGGAGAACTTAAACTTTATGATGGAGATGATGATGAAGCTATTGTTATGGATAAAACACAAGGAACATTAATTATATTTCCTTCTTACGTATTACATGAAGTTATGCCAGTAACTAAAGGGGAAAGAAATTCTTTAGTAACTTGGGTTACAGGTAAGCAGTTCAAATGACAGTTAGAAAATTATCCATTAAAGCAACTATAAAAAGATACACTAATGAAAATGGTTTTTCTTGGGGTATCAATACAGTAATGAAATCTTTAGCCCCTGATGCTAGTTTTGATTTAACTTCTGCTGGAGGAACATTTATTATAGATAGATGGGATTCTCTTTTACCACAACCAACATCACAAGAAATAAGAGATGAATATATTAGGCAGCAAACTATAGCTGAGTGTATTGAATATTTTAAAGAAAATACTGGTTTTAAAGGGTATATTAAAAAATTATTTAAATAGTTAAGTAGTTAAGTATCTGATATATAAGCTTTCTGGCTTTTATAAAATAATCATGTATAGTACTACCTTATGCCATTAAAAAAAATACCATTAAAAGCTGGATTTAATAAACAAGATACTTCAACTGCTGCAGAAGGTCAGTGGATTGATGGTGATTTTGTTAGATTTAGATATGGTTATCCTGAAAAAATAGGTGGATGGCAAGAGATTTTAAATAAAGAATTAGCAGGAGTTGCCCGAGCCCAGCACACATGGACAGATTTAAGTGGTAATAAATATGCAGCTATTGGAACAAATAAATTATTAGTTATTTATTTCAGTGGTGCTTTTTATGATATTACTCCACTTGGTACAACTTTAACTGCAGCAACTTACACATCAATAACATCCTCTACAACAGTTACTATTAATAAAGTAGCACATGGACTTGAGGTGGGTGATTATATTAAATTTACCGCAGCAACAACTCCAGGACCAACTACAACAGGTTATACGACTGCAAGTTTTACAACAAATATTTTTGAAGTAAAAACAGTTCCAACAGCAGATACTTTTACAGTTACAATGACAACAGCTGAAACTGGAACCGGTGTTACAGGTGGTGGAAGTTTATCTTTTGCTCCTTATGCTAATATTGGACCTGTTGCTCAAACATATGGTTATGGTTGGGGAACATCTACTTGGGGTACAGTTGCTTGGGGTGTAGCAAGTACTTCTGCTACTGTAGTATTATCACCAGGTAACTGGTCATTTGATAATTTTGGACAAATATTAATTGCAACAATTAAAAATGGTAAAACATTTTCTTGGAATCCTTCCGTTGGTGGGGCATTACAAACTAGAGCAACAGTTATTAGTGGTTGCCCGACAGCTTCCACGATGACTATTGTATCGGATCGAGATAGACATTTAATCGCACTTGGAACAGAGACAACAATTGGAGATACAACAACTCAAGATCCAATGTTTATAAGATTTTCAAATCAAGAAGACTTTAATACTTGGGCACCGACTGCAACAAATACAGCAGGTACATTTAGATTAGATACAGGTAATTTTATTGTAGGAGCTGTACAAGGTAAGGATTATATATTTATTTTAACGGATCAAGCAGCTTATGTGATGCAGTTCGTTGGACCTCCATTTGTATTTTCAATTAGACAGGTGGGTACAAATTGTGGATGTATTGGTCAACATTCAATCGTCTTTGCACAAGGTGCTGTATTCTGGATGGGATTTGGTGGTGGATTCTTTGTCTATGATGGTACTGTTAAACAATTACCCTCTCTTGTTGAAGATTTTGTATTTACAACTGGAGGAGATAATTTAGGTATAAATTATAATGCGGCAGACATTATCTACGGTTCTCACAATAGTTTATATAATGAAGTAATTTGGTTTTATCCAAGTGCAAATGAAGATCAAATAAACAGATCTGTAGTTTATAACTTTGTTGAAAACACATGGACCACAATGTCACTTGCTAGAACAACATATTCAGATGCTCAAACATTTGATAAACCATATGCTACTAAATATTTACCAACAACAACTCCAACATTTCCAACTATCAATGGTGTAACTAATACTTTTGGATCTTCAGAATATTATGAACATGAAACAGGTGTTAATGATGTAAGTGCACT